AGCTGAAAACAAAAGAAGAGCAGAGGAAAGAGCAAGAGCAGAAGCTGAAGCAAAAGCTAGGGCAGAAGCAGAGGCTAAAAGACAAGCAGAGTTTGAAGCTAAAAGAAAAGCAGAAGAAGAATACAGAAACAAAGTAAAAACAGATACTGAAAATATGCAGAGAGATATAGATGGCTTACAGAATAAGCAGCAAGGAACAAATTTAACTGATAAACCTCAAACAACTGTAGACTTTTCTAAAAGTTTTAAAATAGGTAGCAATAAAGATGAAGATAAATTAAAAAAAATTTTTAAAGCAGGTAGATGAACATGAAAAAACCATCAAAAGAAAAATTAGCATATTACTTTGAGGAAGCTAAAACTTACAAAGATGATATAAAAGGAGATTATAACGAAACATTCGAATTAACCGATACATCATTCACTATAAAAGATGATGCTTCAAGGCAAAAGAGTGTTTCAAGAAAAGTAGACAGTGTTGTATTAGAAAGTCAAAGATTTCTATCAAATTTTATTATGATTTCTGTTTTTCCAAAATCACAAAAATGGGCTGAACTAAAAAGCAACTTAGATGTAATCAAAGCAATAGAAGAGGTAAATGATAGTACAGCTGAAATGATAAAAAAAGAACTTGATGAAATCTTAGAAGAAAATTCAGAAACAGTTTACAGAACAAATAGTAATACAAACTATTATACAGAAGTTGCGAAATCTGTTAGTGATTGCTTAAAAGTTGGAACAGGAATATTTAAAATAGTTGAATTAAACTCAACTGCAAAACCTTTTACATATAGTTATCAAAATCTTGATAATATCTTTTTCTTAGAAGATATGCAGGGTAAGCCTAATATTATTTTTAAAAGATATGTAGAAAAAAATCTACAAGATTTAATAGATATGTTTGGTCATCTTAATTTTAAGAAGCCAGAAAGTTTAAGCAACGAGGAAGAATTAACAGAAAAAATATCAGTTATAGAAACTATAATTGCAGAGTTTGATGAAACTAAAGCAGTAAATATTTATCATCATTTTGTACATACAGAAGAATTTGAGGAAGAGTTATTTTATGAAGTACTTGAATATAATCCTTATGTAATATTTAGATGGCAAGTAGATAGTTCAAATCCATGGGGTATTGGTATAGGTAGGGCTAATAAACACCTTATAAACCAACTTAATGAAAATATAGAAAAAAGGGCAAGACATAGAGATAAAATTGTGGACCCACCAGCTAATTTTTATGGAGATATAAGTTTGAGAAATAAGGTTAGTTTAAAACCTGGGGCTATCAATTATGGTGGTGAATGGAATGACGCCAATAAAATGGGAATACAACCAATAAACACTGGAACTAATCTAATACCAATAGACCAAGACATAAATGATTGTAGAGAAAGAATAAGAAAAGCATATATGGCACAACCTCTGGGAGATGTGCTGGAAACAAAAAACAGATCAGCAACTGAAATGGAATTAAGACAGGAGATGTTCAGAAATGAATTTTCAGGAACTTATGAACTTATTAATACAGAACTTTTAGAGCCAATATTTATGAACGCTTATTATATTTTAGAAAAGAAAGGTCTATTGAATACGCTGGAAAATGAGGACTATGTGACACATTCAAAAATACATTATGTCAATGAATTAACTCAAAATTCAGGTAGGGAGTATGGATTAAGAATAATTGATTTTTATAATATGGCTTCACAATTAATGCCAGAAGAACAGAGAGGATTTATTATAAAATCAGCTGAAGCAGTTGAAGATATAAGAGATAAAATGAATATCCCAGCAAGTATTGTTAATTCAAAAGAAGAAATTATAGAAATGGTAGAAAATCAAAGAAGATTATTAGAAATAGAAACACTAGCACAAGCTCAAGAAAATGTAGGAAAAAGACAAGAAACAGGAATACCTGAAAGAGTTAAACAGGGAGTAGGTGGATTAGGTGATATTTAATGACAAAGAAAGAAAAAGTAAATATGATGATTTTTTAGCAAAGTATGCAGGGGATAATGAGTTATTAGAACTTATTAAATGGTGTGCATTAGACTGGGAAGAAACAAAAGAAAACTATTATCAAAACTATGGAAAATATCCAGAACAAAGAAACTTATTAATCAAACTAAAATTTGATTTAGTAAATAAAAAAAATGAAATTATAGAAAGTATGAAAGGAGAGTAGTAATGGACGGCGATATTTTAGATGTAAACCCAAATTTAGAAATGGAGGAACAAACTCAAAATCCACAAGGAGATGACAATAATCCTGATATTCTTGATAATAAAAATGATGATACTCAAGATAAACAAGAAGAACAAGATATATTTGACCCTACTAAAATGACATTCGATGATGTTGAAACTTCTTTTAATGGATATGATTTATCAAGTTTAAAAGAAAAAATAGACACAAGTGAGGATAGTGTAAAAGCTTTAGAATCTTATACAAGCAAATTTCAAGAGTTGGGATTATCACAAGAACAAGTTTTAGGAATAGTTAGCTTTATGGCAGAACAAGGAGAACAAGCTCAAAGTCCACAAGACATAAGAGAAGAATTAAACAAACATTTAACTTTTGAAGAAAAAAGAGCTTATCAAGCTAATTGTAATTTATTGCAAAGAGCTTTGAAAGGAACACCAGAAGAAAAGTTTTTTAATGCAATAGCTTCAGACCCATATGCTATTAAAGTTTTAGGTAGAGTTATTAATTTTGCAAAAGGAGGTAATAATGTAAGTGCAGCAAAAACTGAAAGAGAAACAAGAGCTAATACTTATATTAGTGGTGACAAAGCAGTAGATATTTTTAATAAATATCTAAGTGAAAGTTTAGGTAAAGGTATTGATGATAAGGAAAAAGCAAAAAAAGCTAACGAATTAAGAAGTATGTTAGCAACAGAGGAAGACAAAAAATATTTTAATGAAATTATAACTTATTAGGAGGTAGTAATGGCAAACACAACGACAACAATCCAACAACAATTCACAAATGCTATTTTAATGGCAATGGATAAGATGAAAGAAAATGGATTAAAAAGATTAGGAGAAAGAGCAACAGTTAAAGGTGCTGATTCACATACTTTTAACAGAAAGAAAAAGGCTTCTTATAAAAAAGTAGTTAAGTCTATGTTTGGTGATAATGGTGCTAAAGGTGATGGAGGAGATTTTGAACATTTTAAAGCAAGTCCAGAAAGAATAATATCACAAGAAAAACTTTCAAAAGATGAAATGAATAAAACAAAGATAGATTTAAAAACTAGCTTTGTATCAGCAATGACAACAGCAGTAGCAGTTGGAGAAGATGAAATAATTATTGATAAAATAAAAACAGGAGCAACAGCTTTAACTGGGGGAGTAGTAACAAAAACTATTGATGATTTAGCAAATGTTAAAGAATTAATAAAAGCAGTTAGAAGAGCACATGTGTGGTCTAAAACAGTTCCAGATGCTCACAAGGGAGTCGGAGTAGTAATACACCCAGATGATTACATAACTCTTTCAACTTCTGAAATATTTATAAATGGAGATTACCAAGCAGCATTCAGAGGTGGAACTGGGGATGTTCCTGTAACTTTTTACGGAGCTGAAATATTTATATCTGATTTAGTTGATAAAGGAACTACTTATGTAGTACCAGCTTACAGTTTTGGATATGCAGAATGGGAAGGCTCTTTGGAAACAACTGCTGAATATCATGCAACAGATGGGTTGTCTTGGCATTTACAAGTAACAAAAACAGGAGGAGCTGTGCTTATAGAAGCTGATAAAATAGCAAAAATATCATCAAAAGCAGCATAACCTTTAAGGGTAGGGGTAAAACCCTACTCTATTTTTATGGAGGAAATATGGATTTTAAGACAGGAAAAATCATAGAAATAGTGAGAGAATTCCTTGCAAATAATGGAGATAGATTTGAAATAAATGGAGTAGACTTATCCAGAGCTGTATTTTTATATAGAATGAAGAATACAAGTTTTGAGCCTGTTCCAAAAGGAAATTACTCAACAAAAGAAGAAAGTAATATTTTATATTTAAAAGTGGATGATGTTATAAAAGCTAAGGCATATGAGTATCAGATAATATATGTTAGTGAAATGAAAGCTGGAAAATATGTGGAAACATACCCAGAATTAAAAGTTCTCGTAAGTAAGTATAATGATTTGGTTGAAGATGTAACTAACATTATAAAATACGCAAAAACTACAGGAGTAAAAGTAGATACTTTAAAAATGACACAAATATTAACCCCATTAGAACCTAATACATTTTGGGCAATGAATAAAGATGGTGTTATAGAAACATATCCATTGGGAGATTTAAACAGTAAATATGAACAGATGGTAAGTACATTAAAAAAAGAAGTTGAGGAATTAATTAAAACAGTAAAAGAAAAAGCTTTATCTGATATTAATGAATCATTGACTTCTAAATTAAATGATTTACAAAGTGAGTTATCTAAGAAATTAAAAGAATTAGAAACTTTAT